GACCGGGATATGGAGAGCTTTTATTCCAATATCCGGGAGTTGGCGCTGTACGACTTCAATCAGGTAGGTGCAGAGGGGCAGACAAGTCATTCGGAGAATGGAACCAGCCGTGTCTGGAAGGAGCGGAGGGAAGGTCTGAATGGTGTGGTTGCCTTTTGCGGAACGATATGAGACATAGTAGTCTGTGCGTGGTGAATAACCGCAGGGCGGCATCCATTGGCGGCGGTGGGCAGGATGCTGATAATAATGAAAAGAGAGGCATTCAGGATGAATTTTGGACAGGCATTGGAGCAGGTAAAACAGGGAAAAGGCATGAGATTACCGCAGTGGAAAGAGGATGTTGTTATCAGAGCACAGTTTCCGGACGAACACAGCAAGATGACGGCTCCCTATCTGTATGTGGAGAGCCGGTTCGGGCGCGTACCGATTGAATTGTTTGCGGAAAACTGGGAGATCGTGGAATAAAGGCTTTCTTTCACTCTCCTTTTGTCGTATAATGGCGGTGGAAGGAGAGTCTTTATGCTAAGTGTTTTAGAAAATACAAGAGAAGCCATCGGAATGGATCCAAATTATTTTTATACATGTTGTGTAGCCTTTGTGGCAACAATAATCATTCCAGTTGTTGCGGGTATTGGGAAGATTATTCAAAATATTAGAAATACGAATGTATGGGATTTGTGCTGTAAAGGAGAGGGAGATTTATTTTATCCATTGGTTATGCTTTTTGAATTGGTTCCTTCTTTTTTTGCATTATTTATAATGGTGATAGCACAAGCGATTTTTGTTATATTAGAATTGTCTTATTGTGTGACATTTATAGTGATGTTGGGTTTAATGCTGCTTCTGACAGTTCTCTCAATGGTATTTGTATCAAGACGTTTTTTTATTAGAAAAAGAATCATTGGAAACAAGAAAGAAAAATATCTTATTTGGGCGCCGGGCATTATCTATAATATGCTTTTTTTCAGTATATGCATGAATATACATATGTTTTTTTATACAGTTCTTTCAATAGTTTTTATGGGAACTGAAATTTGGGGGTTACATGTTTTTAGGGCAAGATATGTTGAATATAAATACTCAAGTGTAATTTTTTATTTAAATGATAAATCGGTTATAGATTGTAAAGATATAATGAAGGTTATTAAAAAATATAATTCCTTTATTATAAAAGAGGATGAAAAACAGATCACGATTAAATTTGATAATATTTCCAGAGTGGAGTATTATGGTGGAAAGAAAATAAAACTTATTGGGAAAAACAGTAAAAAATGAGAGATTTAAAGAAAAACCAACAACGTCTGCAATATGCGACATATTCAGACCAGATAACCATATACGAACGTGACGAGGAAGGCAATATCATCTACGTTGATATTGACGGTGAGCAGATTCCTTCAATCGACGGGGAAATAGCAGGCTACAACAAGCCTGTTATTTTTTTCGCCAATATCGCCATGTCCGGCGGCGAGTCGGAGGCGAAAGAATACGGCGTCAATTCTACCGATTACGAGGCTGTCATCGTCACGACGGACAAATCCTTGCCGATTGATGAGCTGTCTCTGATTTGGCACACGACGGAGCCTGTACTGGATGCTGACGGGCTTGTGGATGGGGATTCCGCAGACTACAAGGTGATAGCGGTCAAGCCGTCGCTGAATGGTGTGAAATATCTGCTGAAGAAATTACCGAAGGGAGGCGGGAGTCGTGGCGAAAAAAATCAGCTTCAATCTATCGGTGGCGTCGATCCGGGCGGCACAACAGGAGATTCAGAAGTATCAACAGGATTTGAGCCGGAAATGTGAAATTCTCTGCCGGAGACTGACCGAAGAAGGCATCCGGGTTGCACAGGCGCATATCGGCGGAAGTGGATTTGGAAAGTATATCCGGCTGGCATCCGAGATGACGCCAGAGCAGGCAGGCTGCCGGGCGGTGCTGTATATGGAGGACATCAGCAAGATTGTGAGCGAGTGGCAGACGCTGGAAGGTGTGAAACGGGCTACTGTGTCACCTGTATTGATGCTGGAGTTCGGCTCTGGCTTGCAGGCGGAAAATCCAGCTAATATTCCGGGAGTGGGGACAGGAACCTTTCCCGGTCAGACACACGCAGAGAATCCCGGCGGTTGGTGGTACATGGACTTGGACGGCGTGTGGCATCATTCCAACGGCGTCAGTGCGAGGATGCCTATGTATTTTGCCGGGAAAGAGATGCGGGCAAAGATTGTAAGTATTGCAAGAGAAGTTTTCCAGAATGGAGGTTGATTTATATGGTAGGATTCGACTGGAATCAGTTTTACACGCTAATAAAATCCAAACTGGAAAAGATGGTGCCCTGTACAGTCGGGCGATATGTGACACCGAAAGCCAGCCAGTTCCCATATGTGGATGTGGCACTTTCAGATAATTCCGGCGGTCATTACGATCTGGAAGGTGCTGAAGGCTCACAGAATCCGCTGATTGTGTTGACAGTTTATTGTAATGGCGTATCCGGGGACAGCAAGTGCTATACCATCAGTGAGAAAGCCAAAAAATTGATGCTGTCGTATGGGTTCCGCTGTCGTGGTGGACCGATGAAAGTGGATAATGCTGATCCGGGTGTGGCGCGTTGGGTCGGGCGGTACCAGAGAGTGATCGGGAACGGTGATGAGCTGATACCAATAAATTGAATCATGGTAACTGATAAGGGTTGAAAGGCTCTTATTTTTATGCAAGTAAATTAAGAAGAAAGGATGAAAATTATGTCTGATGCAGTAGTAAAAGCAGTAAGTACAATCGGTACAGTGCTGGAAACAAGTGAAGACGGGACTACATGGGAGAAACTGTGCAAGATCAAGAAGTATCCGGCGCTTGGCGGCGCCCCGGAGCAGTTGGAAACGACAGACATGGAAGACGAGGTGCAGACCTTTATTCCCGGCGTACAGAGTATGGACGCTATGGAGTTCACGGCGAATTATACGCTGGAATCCTATAAGGCAGTGAAAGCAAAGGCAATGACAGCTCTCCATTATCGTCTGAAAATGGGGAAGAACGGCAAGGACGGCATTGCTACATGGGATGGCCAGCATTCTGTATATGTGAATGAGGGTGAGGTTAACGGGGTCCGTGAGATGACTATTTCCGTATCGCCCTCAACGAAGATTGATATTACTGATCCGGATCCGGCCATTGAATGATGATGGATCCCAGAAAAAATAAAGGAGGTTTTTGAACAATGGCAACAGTAAAGATCAACCGGAAAAATTATGAGGTACCAGAGCTGACTTTCCGGCATTCCAAACTGATGGAGCAGATGGGATTGCCAGTGGAAGGTATGATGAGCAGGAATTACATATTTTCAGCAGTGTCAGCATTTACGGCAATCGTGGCGAAATGCGATCCGGAGCAGGCGGATCATCTGGTAGAGCAGCACATCCTTGGCGGTGGGAATCTGGAAGATATCTACAGCGCATATGCTACGGCGGTTCAGGACAGCAATTTTTTCAAACAGCTCCTGCATCTGGACGGGCAGGAGAAGAAGACGAAGAAGAAATCGTCTGCGAAGACGGAACCGAAGTCACCGGAAGAGGGCGAGTAACCTTTTCCAGCCTGATTGAAACGGTCTGGATGCCGGCAGCGATCCGGTTCGGCATCCCGGCAGACGTGTTCTGGGACTTGAATCCCAAATACATGTATATCTATCAGGATGCGTATATCAAAGAGAAAGAGGAGCAGGTCAAAATGCTGGATGTAGCAGCCTATTATCAGGGGCTGTACGTCCAGCAGGCAGTTGCTTCCTGTTTCTCCAAAAGAGCAAAATATCCGAAAAAGCCGTTGTCTCTGGAGCCGAAGAAAAAAGCGCTTTCCGGGGAAGAACAGTTCCGGCTTTGGGTGGAGGAATTTAACAAACAATTTGATTAAAGTGAGGATAGGGAGAATGGATGCAACAACAATTATCGTGGCCTTACTGTCTCTGGCCGGGACACTGGCGGGAAGTTTTTTTGCACAGGGGAAGAGCTCCGCC